GTTCCACTAATAATTTCTTTTTTCTCAATCATTATCAATCACCTCCTCTTCAAAATCTACATTTTCGTTTTTAAATGATAGTGCAGATTGAAGTTTTGTCTCAAGTGATGGGAGAATCTTTGCCCAAACAGTTTCATCGTCCTTCCAATCCTTAAAGAAACCCAATGTTTCACCATTAAATACATAACGATGACCTGCTTTTTCTAATACACCATAGCCTTCTGCCATTTCAACAAGACCAGAATACTTGTTAAGACCTGTTCTGAAATTAAGATACATTTCAATCTCAAGAAACGGGGTAACAAATCGATTTTTAGTAGTAAATGCTCTCAATGTAAGCGCATTAATACCTTTTGCAAGGAAGGTTGCTTCTGAATTTGCATCTTTGTTTTTTGTATCTTCCGTTTTCTCAGTCTTCTTTGCCATTTGCACAATAACAGATGCCATATAGAGAGGTCCGGAACCACCTGCTTGCTTCTTAATCGCAGTTGGATGCATCGCAGAAGGATCGTCGTAGATGTGATTAGTAAAAATTACGGGACAATTAGCAGCAGCAGCAGCATGTGTAATTGCTCTCATCATTGACTTCAATGCTTTTGCACGATTTCCCATGTCTGGTGTATCTGTACCCTCTTCAATCTTTCTTTTTTCCTGTGCAGTAATTAAATTACCAAGAGAGTCTATAACGAGTAATACTTTTCCTTGTAAATTCTTTTCAACAACCGTGTTTAAGAATTTTACAATTTGATTTCTGCATTCTTCAGTAATTTCACTTGGAACGTGTTTAATTTTTGTTGGATCACAACCTAATCTCTTAGCTGTCTCTTCATCTAATGCACCTTCTGTATCAAAATATGCAATGTGCATACCTTTCTTTTGTGCATTAGCCATAATTTTATTACACATTAGAGTTTTACCACAAGATTCGGGTCCAATAAATCCTGAAAGTCTTCCCATTGGGACTCCACCAAAAAGAGAACCTGAAATAATTGCATTTAATGCATAAGAACCCGTATCAATCCAATCTTTTACGTTTGATAAACTATTATCACTTAAAAATGCTGCTTTAGGATTTAAGTCATCTAATATTTTAAAAGCGTCTTCAATTTCACCTGTTATTTTTTCAGTTTCTATATTTTTATTTTTAGCCATATGGTTATTATAGCAAAATATCCCAGAGAGTCAAGCCCTCTGGGATATTTCTTTGTCTACTCCTATGCCTCAAAAATTAGTTATTATCAAACAAATTAATTACTGAAGGATCTTCCGATTGCGCTGGCTGTTGTTCAGCCTCACCCGTTACAAACTGGTTGTTTGGGTTGAACATCTGTGAATATTGAGCTTGAAGTCTGAAGTCAAGAGCATCGATATCCGTCTTCGTGATTCTTGCTGTGTCGTAACTGAAGACGACATCCGCTGATTTATCAGCCAAGAACTCCTTGAAGAATAAGGGAAGAAGTTGAACGCTCATTTTGCCTTGATTATCAGCAGGAACAATGTGTAAGATAACGGGATTCTTGATGGAAACCTGCGTCTTTGTAGACGACGACTCTTCACCAAGGATTGTTCTGCCTACTGGGTCGAGGATTACGATTAGTTTTTTAGATGTTGTTTCTGTTGTCATATTTGGTATAAATAATTTAACACATTATAATAATTTGTCAACGGTAAATATTGAATAATGAAAGAAAATAAATTCACAGATGAATATGGGTACACATACAATTATGATGAGGCTGAATATGATGATAGGAGTGTAGGTAGTGATGTTTCATATCTGTTAAAAATTTTCGATAAAGATAAAAAATTAGTTTACAAAGAACATGTATTTTTTGGAAGTATTCCACCAAGAGAACAACTTGAAAAATTCATGTTAGAAAAAGCGGAAGAAATTATTGATGATATTAGACCTAGAACACAGGAGGAATGGAAAGCTAGTTTTGATGAAATCAGAAAAGGTTTAAATCCACCTCCAACTAATGAAAGCTTTAAAGTGTTTTTTAGGAAAAGATCTTAGTTAAATCGGTTGCTTCTATGCAATCAACCATAGGTAAAGGCCAACCTATGATTTGAAATATTCTTTCAATGACAGGTACAACATTTTTATCAAAGATAAATCTGTAATCTGGTTTAATTACTTCAAGCATTTCTTTTGGATAATAATCTATAAAACCCATAGTCTCATAATCATAGGTATTTTTATCACAATAGAAAAATTTAATCTTTGAACCGCTACCAATTTTAGGATATTTGTCCGTTATATTCAATTTTTGAAGAGTATTGTTAAAATTCATAGAACTTTTAACATGAATTGGTGTACCTTTACCAACTTTAATCTTTTTATCGCTATGAGATAGGGTTTCATCGTCATCATAATCAATAAAACTATTAATAAAATTTAAATTTTCTTCTGAGGAATTATCTTTTTTAATTAAACTGTTCCATTTTTCATAATTGTTTAATTTCTTTCTAGTAGCAATTTCTTCTGGTGACATTTTGCAGAACTTATCATATCCATCTTGGAATATGTCACTAGCCTTTTTCCTATTTTTGGATAGGATAGCAGACTCAATAACATCTTTAATTAGCTCCTTTACTTCCTTTGATAAGGTAGCCTTGGCAACTTCCATACCCTTATATTCAAACTCTTTGGTTTTAACACCTTCTTTATCTAGAATGTGCAGAATATAAAACTTTTTAGCCTGAAGAAGGGCAGCATCGCAGATTTTCTCACGTTTAAATACATATCTTGGATCTATTGATCGAAATTCTTTCTTAGCCCAATCATTAATTCCACTATTAAGAACATTTCCGTATTCAGCAATGAGATCGTATGCCTCTTTTGTGATTTCCCCCAATTCATCGAGTAATTTTACACCCTTCGTCTTCATGATTTCACTAAATGAGAAGAATTCACTGTCAGTATCTTGGTAAATTAAGATATCCTCAATGGTTCCATTGAAACCTTGACTCTTTGCATACTCATAAACGATTTCTGGACCCATTTTAACGATAGCCTGACCGCTTAAAGTAACACTTTCGGCGTGATCCATATCAAATAATGGAAAATAAATGTTTGAGAATGCGCCATAAACCGAATTGAGGAAAACTTTGTACACGTTTGATAATGTATCGTTATCAATAGCTTCCTCTTCCAGCTTTTTAATAATTTCTGGATCTTTTTCTTTCTTAATTTTCTTTTTGGCTTCAAGCATTTTGTTCTTTGCCTTCACCCTCTCATTATAAAGTCTATCAATCATGGTTGGAATGATGCCTTTAGTTAATTGTGAATATAAAACGTTTGATTTAGTGATTGCTATCTTGTTTTTCTCAATGAAGAAATCAAAATCTGCATGAGATAGTGTCACAATTTCATCTTTAACTGTTTTAATTTCAACTTCTTTCTCATTTTGATTTATAATATTTCCAACTTTTGTTTCAGTTGAGATGTTAAGAGTAATGATAGTATTAGGGTAAAGACTATTAGCATCATAAGTCACGACATTTTCATATAAACCTTTCTTGGGTTCATGTACAAAGCCACCAGCAAAGTTTTCTTTGTTGTGTTTTATATTAAACGTTGGAATTATTTGTTTTTGTTTGAGTGCTTCATGTGCAACTGCACCGGTAATCATCGCAACCTTACCCATAGACTTCTCAAATGGAATAAATCCACGATATGATAGGTTTCTAATAAGTTTGAGATATTTCAATTTATTCTCAAGATTAACAAGAAGTCGAACGTCCTGAATGTTATAGTCAACAAAGGTAAACCAATCGGTATCAGCCATCGTTGATAGGGATGTACTACCTATTGCTATCTTATTTTCACCCAATTCATATTCAGATATGTAGTTAAGAGACATGGACTCTCTCTTTCCACCGCAAAGAGCTTCATAAAGCTCCATATAATCGATTATACTCACGCCAAATATCATCCAGCGATCAATTGAACGACCAAGTTTATTAACCGATGCATCTTTCTTTAGATAAATCGATTCAATCGGTGATAATTTTTTGTTATAACCATCACTAAACACAGCATTAAGCCTATTCATGATGTATGGAATGTCGTATCCATGAATATTCCAACCAGTTACAATGTCTGGTGGATCATTTTTCCAGAATTTTACAAAACTTTGGAGTAAATCTCTTTCATCTTTACATTTAATGTAAGTGACATTCTCATCCATAGTGGAATATTTCTTACATCCCCAAGTATAGTATCTATTGCTTAATGAATCATAAACAGTTATTAGATTAATTGGATCTGTTGCTGCTTCCGGTGTAGAAAAGTGATCGGTAGCATAAGTTTCGATATCGAGATAGAATATCTTTAATGGTTGAGACCCATAATCAGGCTTATCTACTTCATCTTTGAATGTATCTAGAAGAAATTGTTGATCAACGTTGAGATTATAAAACACTCTTTTACGTGGCTCTACAAACTTTTTACGATCAAAATGATTTTTAAACTCTTTTTTCTCTAGTTTCGTTCCAAAAATAGACTTGGCATCACCGTTTGGTGATTCAACATATAGGTATGGTCTAAATCCTGTTATGAATCTTTGACGATTACCATCAGCATCCCATCCCCAAAGATGGATTTCTTCATTTTTATAGTCATAGTAAACATTCCTATATGCCATAGCCTAATTATGCATCGAGTGGATGCACAAATCAAGCTATATCTTGATCTGGATTGTTCTTTATGAGATTAGGAGACTTTAGTTTTCTTTCTTTAGAACCCCATGCTGTAAAGTATAAAGCTTCATATTCATCTAAATGATCTTCTAACCAAAGACCTTCTGCAAATTTTCTACTTTTAGCAGAGAGATCCATATAACGATCAAAATCAGATGTTATATATTCTAA